GGGATGATCTTCACTGAATACTTTCAAGAGCAAGATATGAAAAAACCTTCATATCAAAGAGATGGGTTTGGTCTTTCAAAGACATTAGGCTATCAATATTGGATGGGTAACTATAAGAAATATGATGTAATATTTTATCCAAGTCCGTATGATGTTAAATTAGTTGACGACGGAGAAAGAAGTACGAATACAGAATTTCGAAATGCTATTATTGAAAAGTATGAACAGTATTGGCGTATGAATAAGTGGCAGCATGAGAAACAATTAGTAAACCTACGTGGTACCGTTGAAGAACGCATGAGTACTATTAAATTAATATTAGATGAACACACAACTTGATAATAGTAACATTTCAAAGCACTTAGGTAGGATCACCGGTTATAAATGTACATACGATCCTTCCTTACTTGTACGAGAGCCTAGACAAAACAATAGAAAGCACCTAGGTATTAAAGACGAGGAATTACCTTTTTCGGGGTATGATATTTGGAATGCATATGAAGTATCTTGTATAACTGCAGAAGGAATGCCAATTGCTGCAATTGCTAAGATAGTATATCCTTGTACAAGTAAATATATTGTTGAATCTAAATCTATAAAACTTTATATGAATTCCTTTAATATGGAGAAGATCAGCGGTAACATTGTAAGTGTCTTGAACCAATTACAAAATACCATTAGTAAAGACCTCTCGAGTTTATTAGAAACAGACGTGCGTGTTTATGTGCGTTCTACTACTGCTGTTGATGATAGTTTGCACTATCCACCAGTACTACCCAATAGTCTTTACCCCACTCTAGAGCAAGGTATAGATGTAACGACGATACAAGCATCAATATATAATGAGACACCAGATTTATTAAACGCAATTGAAATACCTGAACCTAAGACTCAGAGATTTCATTCTGCTTTATTAAAGAGTAATTGCAGGGTTACATCACAACCTGATTGGGGCGATGTTTATATTCATTACAAAGGTAAATATGAAATTAATACCACTTCTTTACTTCATTATATTGTTTCGTTCCGTGATGAGTGTCACTTCCATGAAGAGATTTGTGAAACAATTTATAAGAGATTTTATGATAAATTTAGTCCAGAGGAACTTGTTGTTACCTGTCTCTATGTACGCCGCGGGGGTATAGATATTAACCCAACACGTGCCAACAGATACGATCTAATTGATAAAGCCTTAAAAGACGAATTTAAGTATTTTACGAAAACTGTACGACAGTAATTAACCTTCTAGGTTAGTACGTCTTAACTTTTCCGGGCTAACAGAGTTATAACCAGCATCTGTTAATGTTTGTACAGATGGTGTTGCAGTATTAAGGGTAAATTCAAAAGCTCTACCGTTAGTTAATAGTATTGAGAATAATCTATTATTGTAATTATTATCAGCTGAAAACCTTGTAGCGATATTATTTGCAGTTACCGTTATAAGAGTTGTTGACCCTGTTAATGTCGCCTCTCTATTAAAAAGAATGGCACCAACATTACTTCCCAACACTCTAGCTATAACCCCGCTTGAGGTTAATGATAAATTAAGTGACACCGGGTTAGAAGCCTCGGGATTCGCTACCATACTATTGAATATTGCCATATAAATATTTATTCAAAATATATACATTTTTACAAAAAAAAAGGGGCCCCGCAAGAGGCCCCTTTTTAAATTTCCTGGGACGAACCAGGTGAAAGTATTTTCTTTTTTCGGATCCTAATCGGTAGATTAGAAGTACACTGATTGTGTTCCAGGTGTGAACGCTTGGCCTAAGCCACGTAAGATAATTACGTGGTAGTACAAGTTAGCGCCGAAGATGTTGTCTACTACGCCGTAGCGAGTAAGCAACCCGACTCTCGGAGAGAAGTCGTTCGGGCCAATTGTGCGTTGCACCATTACCGGGATGTACGGGCAATAAATGATACCGGTGTCATAAAACTCCGGTCCTTTATAGCCGAGAAGGCAATATTCAACCGGGGTAGAACGAGTTCCACCTGCGGCGCCAGCGCCTGTACCACCGAAGTTTCCTCCGGGGTAGGCTTGGAATTGCGCTTCTGTTCTCGTATCACGATAAACGTTGAAACGGCCACCTAATGAACCAACCTTTGCAACCCCTACGGGTTGAGTGTTAACATTTCCCTGTACCGGTGCCCACTGGAACTCGGGTAACATTTCGAGGATTGCGCACACACGAGGTGTTGCAACGACGAAGTTAGCCGCGCCACGGCGGTTACGGACAGCGATTCTGTTAGCCTCAATAATTAACCTCTGATAGAAATCACGATTGCGCTCTACGAGCCAACGACCATCCGCCGAAGCGGGTGACCAAACTGAGAACCCAGTGCCGTATCCGGCATTGAGGGCAGTCTGAATCATTCTGATGATCATTTCACGGTCGATTTCGGCCTGTAACTCATACGACATTGCGTTTGTGAGTTCAGTATCGATATCAATACCGTTCATGTTCTTCAAGTCTTGCTCGAGTTCAACTGACCAGCGAGCAGCGAGCCTACGAGTACCAGCCTCAACGGCTGTCTTTTCGAAGCTAACTACGATCTGGGGAATCTTCGAGGTCAACTCAAAGTTAGCGAGCAACTGAGCAACACCTTGGTCCTGAGGGACAAAGGGGAAGTAAGTAGCATCACCAACTAATTGGGCAGAAGAGGTACCAGTAAATCTCGTATCGAGATACTGATAACCTAACTCAGCGCCATTAGAACCTCCGGCTGCAGAACCCGGCCAAACGGTTGTGTTCTCGGCTAATGAGCCGTCTGAACCTCTACCATTTGTTGCACCGAGTGCTTCACCTTCGTATTTGTATCTGAGGGCAAAAGCCAATCCAACGGGACCGCTCATGGGTTGAACACCAACGATTTCGTTAGTGATCAATTCCGGGAACGTACGACGAATCATCGGAATAAGAATCTTGGGAAGACGAGCATCACCCGGTGCATAGGAATCACTGTTCGGGGGAACTGCACCTCCAGTTCCGCCAGCATTGACAGAACCGAAGACACTTGTTGTTCCACCTGCAATGTTACCACTGTTTGTACCGTAAGCTTCAAAGCACCATTTTTCTTGGTTTTCCAAGAGAATGGCGGTATTTAAGCGAGTGTGATCATCTTCGATAGCGCGGACGTTGTCCGAGGTGTAATCCAATACTGGACTCCACTTTTCGAGCAACACCTTTGCGCGACTCTCATCGATGTACGCCTGTCAAGGACGAATTTGTGCCATATATATATTAAGTCTCCTTAATTGTGTCGACCTAGGAATTTCTATTCAGGCAAATTGCCTCAGAAAGTAAAATTAATACTTATTGAGTTCTTTAAGATAAAGGCCAAAAGAAGGATCTCTATTATCTTCTTCTTTTTGTACTGTTTCTTCAATCACGGGGCGATCAACCTTTTGTGATACAGCCTCGTTAACAGCCTCTTCTTTAAGATTTGCGAGCCGCTCTTCTTCAGATTTCTCGAATAACTTGAGCGTATAATCAAAATTTTCATTAATAAACTGAGATGATTTTCCTGAAAGCATCTTCTTCATATAAGCTTTTTTATCTTTTTCAAGAATAGAAAGCTTTTTCTCAAGAATCGTTTCAGATTCAGCTTTTGTTAATGATTGTGTTAATTGCTCAACTTTTTTGTTAGCGGCTTCAAGCTGTTGTACAGCTTCATCGAGTCTATTCTTGCCTTCAATAACAGCATCTCTGATGCTATCTTTTGCAAGAGCTTCATTAACAGAAAGCATATTACGCATATCGCCTAATATTTTAGCTGCTTTCTTATTATTGACTGCTTCTTGTATTTGCTTGGCAGGAATTTTTTCTTCTAAATAAATTTCTAAATATTTGCTTACTTGTGCAACAAGATTACTCTTAAATGCAGAAGCTTCTTCTTTAATTGTCTTTTCGTATTTTCCAACAATTGTCTTGAGCTTCTGTGCATGATTTTTGTCGATTGCTTCAACAACTTGATTTAATTTAGTTGTATGGTCAGCATCGATAACTTCAACAAGCTTTTCTAATTTTTTAGCGTAATCTTCATCTTGTTCGTTTAAAGCTTTTTCAACGTGTATTTTAACTTTATCGTTTACAGTAGCATTGAATGCTGTTTCAATTTCTTTTAAGATATCTTCTGAGAGGATATCTTTTGTTGCTTCTTTAAGGATGTCTGTTACGTTTTTGCTCATTTGTATAATTTTGTTTTTAAGGCAGATTGTATCTTAGCTCTTAACTTAGATTCAACTACCTCGCTTAAATATTTATTAGCTTCGGCATAATTTTTTTGAGAAAGTTGGTGTAAAAACTTAGAAACTGATAAACTTTCATTTTTAGGCATTTTCCCGTTTCCGCCACGAGCTTTATCGATAGCACGACCTCTTGCCTGTTCATATTTTGACAACTTACCGTCTTTGTCTAAATCAGATTTCTTGACATTAATTTCGTCTTGCGATACTACTTTCTTTTTCGACTTTTTATGCATCTTATTCATTTTATATTTATTTATTGTTAACCTTATGGATTTCCAAGAGTTTTAAAGAAAGACATAATTTGTTCTTTCAAAAAGAATGCGACATCTTTCTTAGGTAAGTTAGAAATTGATTCTTCGAACTTATTATACGCTTCTTCAAGAGAACCATCTGCATTTAAAACATATTGCTTACTCTCAAGAATACCATTTACGAAAGCTTTAGGACACGATGGATCAGCAACACAATCTACAGCAATCAATCTCATATCTTGAACAAGATTAATACCATTTTTTTCTTCAACAAGTTTACCAAGAGCTCTACTTGACATACCGACTCTTGCGCCATCGTTAATTAACGAGCGAACTAGTAAGCCCATAGGGGTAGAAAGAACTTGAGATTTACCATAAACAAAATTATCCTGCATTCTTAATTCCGTTACCATATGGCAGGCGCGTTCTAAATTTACTTCAGCAGATGTGGGATGGTTTAACTCACCCATAGCTCTCTTTGGTTCCACCATTTCTTTTACATAACGACCAACTTCTCTCGACATGTCATCTTTGTTATATTTTCTTAAATTTTTATTAACCGTCTCACACATCATATACGGTCCAGAAATAAAGAGCTTAGAAGGCTCCTTGGGATTTTTCTCCTCAACAATATATTCAAATTGTTCGTCCGGAGCAGGTGTTTCGACAAGTAGTCTAAATGCCATAGAATTATTTATTCTTTAGGTTATTTAATTCCCAACTCTTTCTCTGTAAGGATTAAAAATTTATAACCTTTTTTATCACACCATTTCTTTGCAGCATCCCATTTAGCCATATTTTGTGCGTATCTCGTTGCTTCGTATATTTTTGTCGACATTTTCTTACGATTAGAGTTTTCAGGCTTTAATGTTTGTTTGCTTGGTTTAATTTCAATAAGGTATCTCTTTATCTCATCACGTTCTTTAATAGCTATTATACCATCTGTATAGTATCTATGTACTCTCTGATCTATTGGATTTAGATACGGTATTATAACTGATTCGCTTGCCCATTCTAATACATTATCATTATCATCACACCAGCGAAAGAACTTCAATTCCCAACCCGATCTGTATACAGGCATGCCTTTACCAACATATTTTTGAGGGTTTTTCGGCTTAAAAATACCTTGACGGAATTTATCGTTTTTTTGTATAGGACGCATTTTAGCCTACAAAAAACATAGGGGGTGCAGCGTCGCCGAAACCAGGTGCACTTTCATAAAGCTTCTTTTCTAACTCTTCTTTTTCTCTTAAACCTTGACTTAATAAATCATTATAATTTATTTGACCACCACCAAACAATGTGGTGCCAGTATATTTCCCTCGAACGTTACCAATAGCAATCTTGGATAACGCTAACGCATATTGATAGACCCATGCTTCTTTAATTAAATCTCTCAAAGGCCTTTCTACATAGCATGATACTACACCGTAGAACTTTGAACCCGAACCTGGTGTCCTAGGCGGGGGATACATCACCATATATTGAGTACGAGGATCAAAAGTTATATCTCGTTTGGTAGCTAACATTTTTTCGCGAATATCGAGCCATTGCTTTAAGACATACCAGCTAATTAAATCGAAACCATAATTACCCATTGCGTAGCTAAAGTATGTTTGTTGCGCTAACGTTTGCTCAATAGTGAATAAAGTATTAACACCTGTCGAAGTACCTTCTTCAAAATCTATAACATCCATAACTTTTCTATAATCCATGACATCATAATCAAAGCTATTAACAATTTTTTCGTCATTAACATTCGAAGAAGGTGTGAAGTTATTGCCTAAGGTGTTGTTAAAGTTTATTACAGAAAGATAATTTGTCTGTGTTAAGATTTGATTCTTAAATATACCATCAATATAGGTCGCAGATAGGGTTGTAGATCCAGAAAATACCCCCGGGGATAAAGTAGTATTTGAAACATAGACCGGCTTGGAAGGCGAATTGATCCTATTAAAAGAACGTGTAATACTAAAGAGGTCATCAAGCTTGATTCCTTTATTATCAAGATACAAATCAGAATTAAAAACAAGATACTCTTCTGTATACCCTGCATACTTTGCAAACATCTCACAAGCAATAGCAATATTTTCGTTTAATTGATCTTGATGTATCTCAAGATTAATCATCGGAGCACCCAAGGCTCTCGAAATTCTATTTCCTAATCTATTAAACGAATCAATTTTACTATTAAGATTAGTACTTTGAAAAGCTGAGATCGGTGTTATTGCAGAGCAATCCATATATTATTAGGCCGGTGTCGGTCCTCCTCCGGGTGCTGCAGGCGCAGCTCCACCACCGGCTGCAGGAGCTGCTCCGCCTGGCGCGGCTCCACCTGCTTCAGGCCCTGGTCCTGGTCCAAATTCAGGTGGTGCTCCACCAGGAGGAAGCGAGCTTGGACCACCAATACTCCCGCCACCGCCGCCTTCTGGAGGTTGTCCTCCGGCTGCTGCAACACCACCCTCTCTCCAATCAGGCCCGCCTTGAGATATTTGATCTAATTCCCATAGCATTTCTCTATCTTTTCTTAAGAATTCTCTATTAGCCATAATGTCAGTCTCTGACCAACCTAAATATTTCTTTTGTGCATATGTCTTTGAAACAAGATCACTTTGTGTGATTGCGTTAAAGTTCTCAGCTTTTAACTGGAACTTCTGATTTTCTCTTAACTCGTAGAAATTTGTCGGTACATTAAAGTGTAGATCGATATGTGTATCTTTTAATTCATATTTTTCCCAAAGCTTTTTTAATTTTAAGTGGGTAACAAACCCATTCTTAAAGCCTGCAGCAAACGTTTGCTGTAAACGAATAATAAAACGGGCAAACTTTAATTCTTCTCTTAAAATATCAGCACCGTCTTTATAAGTGTCTTCCGGGTTGATTCTCGTAACAGGTACTTTTAATGATTTGTAAAGCTTTTGTACAAAATACATTAAATCTGTTAGCTCACCTAAATTTTGTCCACCTGGGAGAGGTGTTACAGTTGTACCTTCGCTACCTGCTCTTTTAGCAAACCAAAAACTATCAAGCATGGATTGTGGGTTAAATTTTTGTACTGTCGCTGATTGGTCTGCATCAAATGTTTTCTTACTCCAATACTGCTGCATTAATTTTCTAAGATATGCTTCAGCTTTCGGTGGAGGCATATTACCAACATCAACATTAAAAACAAGTCTCTCAGGAGCTCTAACTAACCTATATATAACAATCGAATCTTCAATTAAGCTTAATTGGCGGTAAGCACGACGAGCATTTTCAATAAACGGCATGCGTACTGTTTTGCTCTCATTCCATATACCAGAATTAATATACGTAACTTGATTGATATCCATCGGAATAAATTCCGTCTTAACAATTTTAGTAGGGTTCTTTAAATCAAAAACGGGTTTCTTTAGTAGAAAGCCTTTAAGCAACATATTCTGTACATTACCAAAAATAGGATCTATTAGATCGGAAGGTATCTGTATAACACCAAGCACACCTTCTTCAGGAAACTTCTTATGAATAATATGTTCAAAATAGATTTCCGCATCAACTAGGAGTTGCCTTACATATTCCCAACCATTATGCTCGAGATCGAAATAACCAATATATTTTTGAAATTCTTTTTTAAGCTCTTGCTTTGCATCTTCAGATATGTCAGCATCTTTAAATTTTAATTTTACAATTTCTCCGTTATCATCTTTATTAATAAATTCATCACAAATTTCATCGAGTGCATTCGCAACTTCGGAAAAAGCTGCCATGACGCGGTAATCCATTAACCGGCGAGATTTATCCGGTTGGATATTTGCATACATGAATTCGTGATAATCTTTGTTCTGTAAAACGTTTGCTACAAGATCATCGGTATATAAAACAGTAGATGATACACTCTGTCGTGCTAACGCATCGTTCTTTTTTGCACCTTTATCAAAGAATAGATTGTATTTTGGATTTAGATCGTTTATTTTATCAGCGATAGATAATTCTTTGTAAGGAAGCTTATTAGAAACAAACTTCATAAAATCGCGACCAAATGTACTTTCTCTATTACTATCAGCCATACAGTTATTTATTAAAAATATTTAAACTTAAAGGTATTAACCTGCTGTATCCAATGGAGAGATAGAATAAACGACATCTGTAATAAGTGGGCTTCCAGATACGCTTACTTTTTCTGTTTGCTGTACTACTAAAGAACTTGGTGCTGTAAAGAGAGATGCCATTTGCATAACGTCATCATATAGAGGGACCGATCTCTCCGCACTAAAGTTAGAGTCAATTTGAAAAATATTCCCGACATCGCCTTGTTTGACTTGAAACATCCAGCCTTTAATAGTAAATGATGTATCACCAACAATTTTATATTTTTCAGAAGCATTAATATCGGTTGGATACGACACATTAACAGAACCGCTCCATAAAATTTCACTTCTTATTTCCTGCGTATCTTCTAAAAGATTTGAAGGTATTTTCCACGAAATAATAATATAAGGGTTGTTATAGGGTACAAAATTAGATATAATTTGGTCCATGTCCGATTGAAATTTAGTCATGATAGACATATTAACTGTTATATTAATTGGGACAGGGCTTGCTAGAAAATTAGATTTATTATCAAGTATATTTGAACTCGGAAAGTAAAAGCCGCCCAGTTTATTGAAGACCCGTGTTTCATCACGAGCAATATTCGAAATACTAACTGAGACTACAGGTACTGTAATATTTTGCGCTTTATTGACTAAGTCATACATTACTCGCTGTTTAGGTGCATAAACATATCTTACCTGTAGTAAGCTTTGAGCGACTCTATCTTTATCATACCTCTTAATGATTATATCGTCGAACGCAGCTACAAACTGCGTCAATAAATCCTTAACTTCAAAATTAAATGTACGGTTTTTCACTATATAATATTTAGCAAATTCTATCGATAAAATATTTCGGAAGTTTAGGTTTTACGTTTTTTAACGTATTGAAGATATTACCATCTAAAATATAAGTAGTCGAGAAATCTTGCTTACTTCTTGTTGCACGACCACAAGCTTGAACAAGCGAATTAAGCATTTTGTTCTCATACCAATCCCTATCCATTTCAAACAATCTCTTAATTCTTTTAGAAGAAAGAGGTGAAAACGGTAATTTGACAATAATTTGAAAACGAGCATAATCATCTTTCAAATCGATACCGTAAGCAAGAGAGGGGCTTACTAGTATGGTAGGTGATTTAGATTCAAAATGTTCTTTAAGTATCTCCTCGTTTTTTGTTGTATCATCTCTAAACAAATATCTGCAGTCGGTCTTTAGTTTTGATTTTAATATCTCGGTAATTTCGTTCGAGTGGGTATGAATAATACCTTTCTCGTTTATATGATGACTAGCAATTGATTTTATTTGATCACATATCACTGGCAAGACGTTCTTTATGTTCTTATAGTTAAGCCTATTCTTTGATGTAACATATATAGGAGATTTTTGAGGGTCAAAATCACTATCAACCTCTACATATGAATAGTTTTCGATACCTAGATTCTTAGCAAAATTCTTATGATCAATAATAGTCGCTGACATTAGTAAAATATTATCTGCATAATCAAAAATATGTTTAGATAATTTATTAATACGGAGAGGTAAAAAGGATATTCTCTTTGCATC